ATTGCACCATCTTCTCCACTTGCTGAAAATGCTATCCAAACTTTGTCATCTGCTGCTAAAGTTCCAGAACCATCAATATAAACTAATGTAGCTTTTGTATAACCAGAAGCATCTGTTACAGCTCCAGTTACTTTAAAAGTATGCCAAGTATCTAAAGTATTGGCTTTTGAAATTCTTATTCTTCCTCTGTTAGTATCGTTACCAGCAACATCATCCCAAGACTGTACCCATGCTGAAACATCTGTTCCATTATATTCAAGATCATCAACATAAATAATAGTTGCTGATGCTATTGTTGCATGATTTAATCTAAATTTTCCTGCTCCCGGGTCTGCGTCTGCTGTTGCTGTTGCAAATTGAAACATTGCACTATCTCCACCAGCAGGTAAAAAATCTGAAACAGTTGTTAAATCTCCAGAACTATCAAATCCTAAAGTTTTAGATGCTCTATCAGCAGCAGATGTTGTAAACTCTGCAGATGAAATTGTGTTTGATTTTGAAACTTTGAATGATCTATCTAATTCTTCTTGTTGTTCTTGTAATAAAGCTAAATTTTTATCAAATGCACTCTCAACACTATTAGCAGTAAATGGATCATTTTCTACTAAATCTAATGCTTGTGTTAATGTAGTTGATCTTCTTAAAATAACTGTTTCAGTTGCAGTTGGAATATCTCCAGATTCAAATACTACATTACCACCACTTGCAGTTCCTGCACCTGTTACTGTATAATCAGTAGTTAAAGTTTTAGTAGTTTCAGTACCTGTTGAAGAACGGATAATAACTTCCATATCTGCTGTAGTAGATATCTTAAATTGATACGCAAATGTATCATTACTACCATCACCAGAATAGCTATTTTTAATTATTGTTGTACTAATTGTCATTATTCTTTTACCTTATCACTTTTAGTTTTCTTTTTAAAGTTAAGATTTACTTTATTATCAGTTTTTCTAATAAAATCAATTAATCCTAACATCATCATTGCTTGTTTTTTCTTATCAGTTTCCGCTACAAATTCTTGTAATAATACATTTCCACCAGTAGTTTTAGCTAATAATTCTAATAATAAAGGATTGCTTTTTAAACTATCCTTTCTTAATTTTAGAGCTTCTAAATGTTTTGCTTCTAGTTTTTCTGATTCTCCATTTATCATATAAGCTAATGCATCTTTAGCATCTATTGTAATATTAGCCATAGTCTTGTCATAATCTTTTACATAAGAGTTCATAGCTGTTTTTGCTGGATGGCTTCCTATTTTAATAAATCTACCTAATGTTGTACCTACTAAGGGATAACCTAATATTTCTTCTAATTCAGTTTGAACACCTACTAAATCTCTTTCTTTAAATTTATAAAAACCTTGTCCTGTATATGAATTCAGAAACCATTTAGCAATTTCAACATCTTTTTTCCAACCACCTGCTTTATCTAATGTTTGATCTATAGCACTTGTTCCTCTAAAATCATCATATGGTGTTTTACCACCCATCCATGTAATTAAATCAGCTATTGCACTAACAACAGGATTTATATTTGGCATTCCACTTACTCCTAAAAATGCAGCCATTTCACCTGCACTATCTGGTTCTCCCATTAATTGTTTATCATCATTAAGGCTCATTATTTTATACATTATAGAAGTTAATACTCTAGCAGATTCATCTTGTGGTATTCTTAAATATACTGATCTACCTTGTTCATCACCACTAAAACCTAATGGTACAATAATATAATTATCTCTATCCCATTTATTTACTCCATAAAAAAATGCAGCAACAGGTGCGCCAAATGCACCTACTTCCATTGCTTTTTGTAATACTTTTGGTAATACATTATATGCTACAAATTTTGTACCAACTGACCAAGGAGATTCTGTGGCTCTAACAGCTGTTGATCTCCAACCTTCTTTAAAAGCATTTAGATATAAAAATAAATTATTTGTTACTTGGTTATATTTACCTTGTCTTAAAAAAGATGGATGACCATAATCTCCTTGCATCCTTAAACCCATTTCTCTAGTAGTCATTTTTATTTCACCTCTTTCTATTGCATCTTTAATATACATAGCAGATGCAACTTTAGGCATCCTAGCAATAGCTCTTGCATTATCTCCTAAAAATCCAAAGAAACCATTTATACCAAATATTTCATCATATAACTCATGGAAAGTACCTTGCATTTCTTTGTAAGATTGTGTTTTTTCATCCCATTTTTTTATTTTACCTTTACCATCATTAAATTTTTTCATTAATTGTTCTAACATAAAAGTATCTTCATCAATTCCAAGCCTTGTAGCTTTTTGTCCAGCTTGTCCTCTGTAACCTTCAATAGAAGATATCAACATACTTTCATCTTCCATCATACGAGTTAATGGTGTTCCATTTTTAAAGATAGAACTGTATGAAGGTTTTACTGATTTAAATAAATATTTAAGATACGAATGTTTAAATCCACCTTTTATATCTAAATAACTTGCACCCTCTAACATGAGTATTGTTCTATTAGAATCTCTGACTAAATCCACAGGCCAAAATGCAGGGTTATATTCAGTAAATGCTTTTCTCATAATTTCACCACTTATACTTAATGTTCTTGTAGTTAATCCTGCTCTCATTGGACTACCATCAAATAAACCTGCTGCCCATTTATTAATATAGTATGTTTGTAATTCACCATTTTTCATATAATGAAAAGGGATCATATCTTTTGGTGGTTTTTCTAATTTATTTTTACCAATAGATTTAGGTTTCATAATAACTCTATCAGTTTTTGAACCACCCCAATTCCATAAACCTTTTCTATTTTCTAAATCTTTTTTATTTTCTTTTAACCACTCAACTAAAGATGACATTGCTTTATGTCTTCTTGCTTCAATAATTAAAACCATATCTGTTTCTACAGTAGCTTCAAAAGGATTTCTTGTCATACTAAATGTACCTTGTGACCTACCTATAAAACTTGTAGCTGATGCATTTTCACCATACTTTTCAATTCTTTTTAAAAGATGTTTAAGTACATCATATTTTACATAAGTAGTATTATCTCTTAATTGTTCAATAAATGCTGCATCATACATTCCAGATTCTGCTAATTCACCAACAACATATTGTTGTCTAATATCACTAAATTTTTTCATTAAAGGAATTAAATCTGAGTAAGCCTCTTGGTATTTTTCCCATGCTTGTTCAATAGTTCTAACATCAAATTTACCTTCTAATTCTTTTTGTAACACTTCATTTAATTTAAAATATCCACCAGTAACCATTCCTTCTCTTTGTTTACTTTCATATAAATTTCTTAATTTTAAACCAAAACCAAATTCATGTAAGTTGTAACCAAGATTAACAATTGGATTATTTACTTCTGAATTTAAAGTATCACTATATAATTTTAATTTTGATGCTCTATATCTATATCTTTCTACATCTATATTAGCTTTTTTAGCAGATGGAGAGTGCCATCTATTCCAAGAATCTCCCATTCTTCTATAGAACCAAGTCATTGAATCGTAAACTTCTGAACCTAATTGGTCAAATTTATCTACTTTATATTCTTGTTCTATAACTTTCATCTTTGCAACATTAGCATCTCTAGATTCTTTTATTCCTTTATTAATAAGTTTATCAATTCTAGTAGAACCTTTAGAGTTTAAATCTATCTGTATATCTTCATATAATTTTTTTACTTCTGGTTTTCTATCAACATGGTGAATCCACATATCAAATGTTCTAGGTGCATTTAATTTAACCCATTGTGGTTTTAATAACCAAGCCATCATATAATCAGCAAACAATTCTCTTGGGCTATATCTATATTTTTTATAATTTACACCATCTATATCTGTTCTTGTTGCATCAAATGGTTTCCATTGCATAGTTAATTTTCTTAATTCAGTCATAATAATTTCATTATTAACTAAACCTCTATTTTGTATTTCACTTTCAAATAATGCTTTAAATAATTTATTAGCTTCTTCATTTAATTTAGGATCAACTTTTTTACCATTAATTTTATCAGCAATAACTTTTAAATGATTTGACATTAAACCTTTCATTGCATCTTTAACTACTAATTTTTTTAAAGAATCAGATAATTTAACAAAGGCTTCATAAAATAATGGATTAATATTCTTTCTTGCATTAGCATCTTGAAATATTTGTAATATAGTTTCTGGTGTAATTTCTAATTTTTTAATTTCTTCGTTAGTTTCCTTTTCTTTACGTTTAGAATACTTTTCTGATAATTTTTTTAACTCATTTATTTCTTTTTTGCTTAAAGGTTTAGCTCCATTATTTTTACCATCTATCCATTCGTTCATAAACTTTTTCATTGTAGCTAATGAACCTAAAATATTACCTCTTTTTAAACTAGCTTCTGGTAAATAATCAATTAAATGCCCAATTTCATGTGCTAATGTCATATACAAAGCAGCAGGTGATTTTTGTAAACTTTTAGCAATAGCTATTTTTGGTGCGTTCTTTCCTTTAAACTGAAAATATCCTCTTAATGTAGGAGATAGTTTTTTAAGTTCTGGTGATTTATCTATAAATACTCTTACAAGATCAACAAGATCAAATAAATCTAATCCTTTTGCGTCATTGTATATTCTTTGCCAAGGCATTTCTTTGTTACCAGCATATGAATCAGACTTACTATAAGGATCAGGTGGTACTTCAAATGTATTACCATCTCTTGTACTGTTTGATCTATCATAATAAAAGCCTTCTGTTTTATCTTTAGATTTATATTCTCGCCAATAATTTTTAGCTTGGTTTTTAATACTACCATCAAGTATTTGGCTCATTAATAACCCAATAGGTTTATTTGTTTCTGGATGTAAAAATACTAATTGTGTTCCTGTTCCAAATTTACTATTTTCTGTAGCAAGTAATTTAGCTTTTTTAACTATACCATCTACATCAGTAAACTTGGATAATATTTGATATGCTTTTCTATTAAACTGTACAAATGTATTTCCTACTCTACCTACCAATACATCTAATCTTGATAATGATCCTTTTTTAATAGCAAACATAACATCAATCTTTTTATGTTGTTCTGTAAGACCTTTAAACAATTTGCTTTTAATTTCTTTACTTGTTTTAAATAGACCTTTGTAAGCTAATTTTTCATTTTTAAGAGTATCAAAGTATTTAGCCATTTTAGGATAAAATACTTTTTCAATTAACATATGACCATCACTGACTACTGTGCCATCAACAGTTTCTATTTTTTCTCTATTACCTAATTCTTTTAATGTTTCTGCTGGATTAGCTTTATAAATTGTTCCATCTTTATTAACTATATCACCTTCTTTACCAGTTAATTTATATTTTGGTGCTGTTTCAAAATCAAGTTTTACTAACTCAATTATGTCTGCTTCAAACTGACCACTTTCTTGTTTTTCTATAAAATCATCTTTTTTAGTTTCTTTTATTTCAATTTTATTGTTTTTATTAATAACAACTTCTTTTTCTACTACATCTATTTTTCTAACTTCTGATTCTAATACTTGTACAGTTTCACCATTAGGTTTTCTAACAACTAATATAAGATCACTTCCTATAGCTTCTTTAGCTACTATTTTTCCTGTATCTGCACCATGAGATGATATATGTACATCTTCATTTAATTTATATTTAGGTACAGGAAGTAATTTTATGTTAGCAGTTTCTTCCATTCCTTTAATTATTTTTTTATCTGCATTTAAAATAACATCAGGCACTTCACCTTTTCTTAAAGATTCTAATACTGTATGATCTGCAAGTGCAAGAGTTACCATATCTTTAGGATGTATAGAGTATTTTCTATAAATATTTTTTAAAGCACCAACTGATCTAATACCTGCGTGTAAACCAAATATTAAAACTGTAGCATGGGCAAAATCATTTTTAGTAGGTATTTGTCCTTCTAACAAAGCACCTAGAGTTACCATAGTAGTTATTTCAGCACCTAACCTTGCAGCTGTTGTACCAGCCTTACCTGTTAAAGTTGGCCCTAATCTTGGCCCTAATACTTTAGTAACTTTACTTCCTACACCTAATGTAGCTCCACCTACAATTGCAGCCTTTGTTCCTGTTAAAGCAGTTTTAACAGTAAAAAAATGTTTTAAAAATTGTTTAAAATTAGAAACTTCTCCAGATTTCTCCCCATCTATTGCTCTCATATATGAATCTCTAATAATTTCTGGAGCAGCAAATGCAGCTGCACCACAAACAACTGGAGCTGCTACAGCACCTAATCCACCAGTTGCAACAGTTGCTGCACCACTTGCTGCAAAACATCCACCAATCATCCAAGGTAAATCATTTGCTAATGTAACAACTGATTGTATTATTTCTCTACTAAATGTTTGTTCTTGAATCATAAAAGTTTTTCTATATATTTCTTGTACATCTTCTATTTTTAATTTCTCTCCTTTTGCTTCTATAAGTTCAATATAATCTTGATGGAAATTTTCTATAAAACCATTAACTGATAAATTATAACCATTAGTAAATACACTATATGTTCCTTGACCACCTAAAGCTCTTACAATATTATCTCCAACTATAGGTATTGCTGATAATGTTTTAGTTATAATGTTATCAGATGGTAAAAATGGTAATTGACCATTTTGGTAAATGTATTTATCTGTACCTAAAGTATCTACATATTCATTAATTCTATCATTTAATGCTTCACTAATTTCACCAGTTTTATGATGAACTTTGTATAATTCTTTAACTGCTTCTTTGTCTTTATCTACTAAAATTTTTTTCCATAATTCATCACTACCTTTTCTTTCTAATAAATGAACTAATGCCAATGCTCTTTGTTGATCGTCAGTTAATTTCATCATATCCATATGTTCGTATGCTTCTTTTATCCAATCTTCTGTCATGTAACTTTTATCATTTTTATGCATTCTATTACCATAACTTGTTAAAGCTCTTGACATTGTGTCTTTTGTTAATTGAAAATATCCTGCTGCTGAACTATTTTCATTTTTAATATTTCTATTATTTGATTCTAATGCCGAAAACATACTAATTACTTCGTTTCCAAACATTACATCCCAATCATTTACATTATAATAATTTTTCATATGTAATAACAAAGGCATTGTTGCTTCACGTGTTGTAGTGTTTGTATTAAGAATTTTTACTGTAGCTTCTTTTTCTTGCTTTTTAACTAATCTTTCTTCTTCTTTTTTAAGTAATTTTTCTGTTTCAATTTTTTGAAATTCATTTGGTGGGATTGTATATTTTTGTTTATCAGTATTGTAACCTACATTACCTTCAAGAATATCTCTAGCTTCCATATCCTCTAACATCTTTTTTTGATCTTCATTTAGTAATGTTTCAATTACAGTTAAATCAGAATCATCTAAAAATTTTGTACTTTCTTTATTTACATTAGGTTGATTTTTATCAAACCATTCATTTACATAACCAACTTTTCCTTCATCATTATCTTTAAATAATGTTTTTGCATTTTCATACATCAATGAAATTTGCTCTTGTTCAGCTTTAATTAAGTTATTGTAATTAGTGCCATCTATATTCTTATTATGGTTATCATTAATTAAATTAGTATTAATAATGTTCTCGTTTTGTTTGTTGGTTTTATTTTTTAGTGCAGTATTTTTACCTAATTCTTTATGTTGAGGAAAAACATCAAAAACAGCTGATGACATATCTTTAGAAGTAATAGCTTTACTATTTTGTTGTTTAAGACCATATGCTTCATTAATATCAAAATCACTAAACCCAGCAGTTTTTAAATATTGTCTTTGATTATCTATCCAATCAACTACTTGTTGATTATTAAAACCTGCTCGTTTAAGCATTAATGGTGTAAATCTTGCACCCATATTATTCTTCTTTTGGTGTAATAATAAAAGAACTCATATCTAAAGAATCAGTTACAAAATTACCTGTTCCCCATTCTGGTAAATATTTATCTTTATTATTTTTAGTAACTTTTTGTACTCTTTCAATATATGAAAAAACACTTTCTCCTTCATTTTTTGTAGGTAATTGTACTAATGGTGCATCAGAACTTTTACCAGAAAAGTATTTAGTTGTATCAAATGAATAATCAAAACCACCTTTTGTAATTGCTGATACAGCTAATTGTTCATTTGTACTTAAAATACCCATCCAATCTTTATCAACTTCTTCTTTAACTCTAGCTTTATAAACTCCTATAAGATCATTTAAAATATAATTAGGACTTTTTTCATCCATTAACATTTCTTTAATACTTATATTTTTACCTTCACCTTCTGCAACCATAGCAAACATTTGATTCATTGCAGCATATACTTCTTTAGGCATTTTACTATCTGATAAAAATTGAGATAACAAATCAGAAGCACTTCCTGATTTACTAGAATCAAAGCTACCTATCATTGCTGAAATATTAAAATCATCAACATTTAATTCTTTTGCTAATACACTTATTGCGTTTTTAGTTACTGTTTTTTTCCATTGATGTCTTTCTTTAGTATTTTTTTTAGCATTATTTAATAAAGTAGTAGCATATTCTGGTTTTATATGACCATCAGCCATTGCATTATTAATAATAGCATACTCTCCTTTTGTATCAATAAAACCACCATTAACTAAATAAGTCAATGTTGCTTTAACTTGTAAACCAGTAGGACTTTCATGTGTAGCTGTTCCACTAGCAAGATTCTTTAATGTTGTATTGTATGCTGTTTTTAATGTTCTTTTAAGTTCTGGTGTTAAACTAGCATCTGTTTCTAAATTTTTAAGAAAATTCTTACTATATTCAATTCCTTTTACTGAATTAGAAGCTATAGCTATTAATTGATTAGTAAAGTTTTCGTTAGATACTAATTGTTTTGCTTCTTTTCTACTATCATATATAGCTTGTTGTGTATTTGATTTTTCTTTTGCCCAACTTAATAAAGATTCTTTTGTATCTTTTGGCATAGTTTTACCAAAATATTTTTGTGTAGATTTAGTTGAATTTAATTCATTATAGATTGCTTTATAATCTATTTCTTCTAATCCAGTCATATCATCTACATAATTTTTATCAGCTGATATTACTTTTTTCCATACTTTATCTTGTATCATTTTTAAATGAGATTTAAAATCAACTGGAATTCCTAATAAATCAGCTTTTATAAATCTTGCTTTTTCTTCTTTAATTAATAAATCTGTTGACATCCAAATATTAGGAGTAACAGGTTGATTATCTAAATTTGTTGTAAATTCAGCATTAGTAGAATCAAAATTTATTTGTGCTTCTGCTAATACCTTTTTTTTTCTTGCAGTTCGCATATCAAATTCACCTTTATTAAAAATAGTGTACATTTGAGATTGCCATATAGCAAAAGCATCATCATCATTTTTGTAAATTTTTTTATATTTATCTTCTAATTTTTTTGCCTTATTTTCATAATATCCATTGTAACTTTCTAATGTTCCGTCTGTAGAAAGTGTTTGATTATTATTAATATCTTCTAGTAATGAATTTATATCACCTTGTAATAATGCTTTATTAAGTGTATTTTTATTATCTACTCTTTGAGCTTCAATTTTAGTATTGTGTGCAGCAATTTTTTGACCAATAAAGTCTAATGTATTAGTTACTTTATCGTAATCAATTTTATTACTTTGAACAGCACTCAACATACTGTTACCTCTATTTCCAACAGAAGGTGCTGGTATTTCGCCTCTAGGTATTTTTATTGCCATCTACTTCCTCGTAAGTTATTCTATATTGTGCTGGACTAAATATTGTTTGTTTTGTTCCATTTTCATCTTTAGTTATTGTCCATGCTTTAAAATCTTCACCTGTTTTTGGTACTTTTTTACTATATCCTTCAAATATCATTACATCACCATCCCATACTTTAATTTTAAACATATTTATTTATTACTACTATATGTTGAATAACTTTTAGTCATTCCACTTAATAAACTAGTTTTTCTATCCCATGATTCTTTTGCTAATGCACCTGCCAATCTAATATCCATAGTTCTTAAATCCATTTCTACACCTTTGTTTACCCAGAATAAAGTATCTTCTAAATTTTCTACAACACTTTCTTGCTCTATTAAACTTGAACCTGAAAATTGTATTCCTCTTGCTCCAATAGCAGCTCTTTTTTCACTTAATAATTTTGCAGCTCTTTTATTAGCCATAATAGTATCTTGTGTTTTTTTAATGTTTGCATGATATTTATCCCATGCCGCAGCTGCAACCATATTTTTAGATTGTTGAATGCTTCCTATGTAAGACATTCCTGTACTTATAGCCATCATTCCTGCAACTATGTATAATGGATTAAAAGATGGTATTCCTGTTTCTTTAATTATTATTCCAGAACCACCTAATTCTTTTAATTTTTTTTCTTCATCTTTATTAATGTATGCAAGAAATTCGCCTTTAGGTGCATATTGTTCTAATAATTTTTTTGCTTCTAATATTTTATTATTCATACTAATCACTTGTTACTAATGTTCCTGTTATACCTAAAACTGTCATAGGTAATGGTTGTGTTTGTTCAATTTCTATTTGTCCTTCTCTATTCCATCCTAGATTACTTACTCTTTTATCTCCAGTAAATTCTGCTATATCTTGCCCCATTGGTGTAGAAGATGATCTAAAAGGTATTTGATCTCCATTAACAGTTAAACCAACACTTTTATATAATCTTACTACAACTTCATTATACCTTTTTTTTCGTGCTTGTGCAGTACCTGCTTGTGATCCTGATTCAATTTTCATAGTTTTAATTTTAGATGTATAACCAAGGCCAATTTCAATACTTTTAAAACTTGCTGATGCTGGTAGTGAAACACTAATACTACCACCAGAAACTGTTTGATTAGGAAATACTGCATCTCCTACTAATACTTGTACGGATTCTCCTTCAAGATGATTTAGTCCTGTTACTAATGTTGTTCCATCATTTACTAATGCAGATAATGTACAATCCATATTTAATGTTGGGTCTAAATATTCTATAAATTGTTTTTTAACATCATTAATTCTTCTTTCGCATATTATCCAAACTTGGTTTTCTAAAGATTCATTTATTGAAGTTATACTTTTTACTTTTGTTTTTGTTGATAATGAATGACTTGCACCAACACCATCTGATATTCTTTTAATTGTTCTGTCTATTGCTTGTGCATAAGTATCTGCTAATTCTAATGTATTAGCATCTCTAACATAAACATAATATGTTTCACCTTCTGTTAATTCTGGTATTTTAGTTCCACCACCAGCACTATAAGTTATTTCATCTCCTGTAGATAATCCATGTGATGATATAGTAATATATCCATTAAAATTAGCATCATTTAGATAATCAAGAACTCCACTTGCACCATTAAATATAAATTTATTTGATCCACCAAAAATATGTCTATGCCATGCAATCACATCTTCTTCTTTATGATATGTCATACCTAATAATGTTCCATCAGTTCTTGCGGCCCAATAAATAGAATCTGGTTCTTGTGCGTAATCAACATCAACAATTCCTGTATTTGTTATATGTTCTGCAAGTAAAGTCATATCTGGTGCAATATATGCATCATCTTCAAAACGATATGCAAATGATCTAACTTTTCTTTGTTGTCTTTGTACAAATAAAACTTCACTACCTACTTGTATTGGTTGTGTTGTATATCCACCATATGTAGTTTGTTGTGCAATATTAACATTATCAGGTTTTAAAGGTTCACCAGTAGGTCTTCCAACTTTAAATTCACCACCAACAGTACCTACAATTAAATCTCTAGCAGGTGCTAACCATCTAATAACATTTACTTTGTTAGCCGCTATTGTATAAATAAATGCATCTGCTGCACTTCCATCTCCTACATCAAATTCTTCATATAAACCAGATTCACTTGCCCATATAGTTTGAGGATAACTTTCTGATCCACCAAATACTAATCTTTGTTCAAAAAATGATACTGTTCTTGGATAGCCTGTTGTTCCAGACCATGCATCTAATTGAAAAGCTACTGTTGCATTAGTATTAGTAAATGCTGTTGTAATTGTAGCAACTGCAACTGTTGAGTTTGTTCTTGCTGTAATAGTTGCTTTACCAGAATTAAAAGAAATTTCTCTACCTACATCTGTTGCTAACCAACCAACATTATTATTAATTCCTGTTACAGCAGATGCAGTTATATTTACACCAGTTCCAGTTCCAGCAGAAGCTGGAGTTAATGTTGTTGCTGTTGTATTAGCATCTAAATAAGGGCCATTAGTAAAAGCAACATCATCTAAAGACCATGTAGTATGGGCTGTTCTTGATAATTTTGCAGGGGGATGATCTGGGTGAACAATATACATAACATCTGCTGATTGTGTAAATTGTAAATTATATAATTCTGCTGATGTATATGTTGTTGTAATTTGATATGTTTTAGAAGCTGTACCACCAGATGACCAAGCAGTATAATTTGTGCTATTTTCACCTGTTAATTGAAATGTATGTGTTGTTTTATTTGCAACTACAAATCTTCTTCCATTAAGTCTAGTCATTCCTACTACACCTGCAATCCAAACATGATCTCCATTTGTATAACCATGAGATGTTGCTGTAACTACCGCAGGATTAGCAGCCGTAATACCAGATATTGTTTTTGCTCCTTCTGTTATTTGACCATTATCTTTTAAAAATCTTATATAATTGTTTCCAAATTCTAAAACATATGCTTGTGTAATATTAAATTCAAAAGGTATTAATCTAGTAATTGCAGTTGAATCTTTTACTTCACAAACAAATCTACTTCCATTTCTTCTTGATACTCCACCTTGGGGAAATACTGTCATGTTTTCAAGTGTTTCCACACCATTATTATATTTTTTAAAATCAACTTGTCCAGCAAGTTTAGGTGTTAATTCTCCAGCAGTAAAGTTGGTTTGGAAAGGATGTACTCTAGCCATTAAGCCTTCCTAAATGCAGTAAAAGTATCAGAAGCAAGATCATCAATGAATCCTTCTTGTCCATCTGTACTTCTTGCATCAGAAAGTTTTGATTGGTAAAGTTTTTGCATTTTTTCTTGTAAAGATACACTATTTGTAATTGGATAACATAAATCTACAGATAATTTAGCAGTTAATACATCAACAAATAATGCATCAAATTGTATTGTATCTGTTATTCTTGCAACATATAAAATTTTAGCTGTACTTTCATCTGTTAATAATACTCTACCTTGTGTAGAATAATTTTCTATTTTAAAAATATAATCTTCATATTCCATTCCCAAAACTCTTAAACAATAAGGGTTAGTTGGTAATGAATATTGATATGCAAAACCATATGAAGGTGTATCTGTTAATTGTGCTAATGATGCTCTTGTGATTGCAAAATTCCAAGGATGTAGTCTTAATACTGCATCTCTTGCATCTGTGTAAAATGAATTACAAAGTCTTGCTCTTTCAGTATCATCTGACAAAGATGTAATAGGACTATCTCCTAATCTTCTTAATGCGTTTGAACAAATTGATACTTCTGTAGCCATAAAATTTTATATTATAAAAGGGGCGAGTATAATCCCGCCCCTAATAATTGTTGTTATTAATCTACTATGTAAGTGATTACACCAGCTAGATCATCACCATCTGCTAAAGCACCTATTGCTTTTGCAGTAATGATAACTCCATCTCTACTTTCAAATGTATAGTTTCCACCAAGCAGTTTACCTGCCGCAATGTTACTTTCCATATCAAAGTATCCAACAGCATCAACATCCAAGCCATCTACTAAACCATCAACATCTACTGCTACTGCAGTTCCGTTAGGGTCTGTGTAGGCTTCCCAGCCAATATCCATTGTCATAGAACCAGCAGTCCAATTGCAATAAAATCTAGATAATAAACCTACAAGTTTAACTTTACCAGCAGGTAGTTTTCCAAGTCTTACAATTGATCCAGCATCACCAACACCATCTTGGTCATGAGTAAAAGTTAAACTTCTTAATTTACCTTTATCATTAACGGCATCAGCAGTTACTAAAGGAGTAGCGATTCTGTTAGTGTACTCCGAACTATTTTGAGTTGTTACAGCCATATCTATATACTCCTATTACTCTGTACAAGCAATTTCAACCATTTTTTCGTCTTCTACTCTCGTAGCTCCGATAGTCATGGATAAAAATACTTGTGTTGCATAGTTTTTATCAGCTCTTTCAGATATCTTTGTAGATATATCTGATCCAACTGCTAAACCTAATGCAGATTGATTAAATGCTAATACTTGTCTATGACCATTAGTATCTGTTCCAAGTCTTTGTGTTCTAATAAACTTGAAGCCCATAAATGTGTCAATTTGACCTTGTACTAACGCTTTTACTGAATTGTAATCAGCAGAAGTAATTTGTGTAATTGCTAACAAATCAGAAATCTGACCTGCTGAACATACAACAAATTTAGTTTCATCTGGATCAGTTTCAGCTGCATCTAAAATTTCTTTAGCAGAAATTAATTTTGCTACTGATAACCCAGCTGAACCATGAACTACTTTTTGTGCTGATGGTAGAGCAATTGTTGTTCCACCTGCTACTCCGCCAAGTGCATTACCAGTTGCCGCAGTTATAATTGCGTCATCCATAGCTCGGCCCATTGCGAAAGCACCCGCTTGTGCATATTCAGATTGTGGAGATATAAGCATTCTTACTTTATCTTCATTATCAATTAAATCTGCCCAGTCGTAGTCATTCATTGTCACTTTTCTTCTACTGTGTGGAGTATCTACTCTTGGAGTATCAGAATGTCGTGACGTTCTTAATTGTGCCGCAGTTGACCCAATTCTTTCAAAAAAGTGTGCTTTCCCTGTAACTGTTTCAGTTTTAACCGCACCTCTTAATCTAGAACCTTTTTGTTGAGCCAAATGAAACACATTACTTTTGTATTGTTCTACAAAAGC